CTCCCAACGATTGTTCGGCGACAGCGCAGCCATAACGCCAACGATAGTAGAGACAGGCAGACCAAGATCTTGAGAGATAGCATTAGCCTCCCGCTTGGCACGATCATACCACTCAATTCCTGACGAGATATCTGCCGCCGTTGCCTGACGGTATACCTTAAGAATATTTCGGACATACTTAGTCATGATCACATCTCCCATGTGAAAGATTAACTTGTGTAGAGACACCCTGACATGGGTGCCTCCCATAAGTCAACCCGCAAAATGATGCAGCCTGCGACTAGGCTTGGGGCGCTGCACGTAGACTGACAGCCGACCCGTGTGGACAGCGATCATACAGTCTTGGCTGGTGACACCCCACCGCCGCTTAGTTGACCGCAGGCGCACCAATCCCTTGAGAAACCTGGAGGTATAGCGGAACCCGGTAGTCCCATCACTCAGATACTTAAATTTCATGACACACCTCTCCCTTAGTTGTCATATTTGTTGATAAAGTAACCCATCACAATCACACCCATACCGAGAACATAGGGACCCACGTCAGGACCTAGGATAAAGTCAAGCCCTGCCATAGTCACACCCCCATCGCATTGTCTGCAATCTCTTGCCAGTTAACATGTTTCAGGGCGGAACGGATCAGGTCTGACGCAAAGCCACCCTCCACCGTTCTGGATTCCATATCACAAAGAATATCTAAGACACACTCTTGCACGTAGACACCATCCAGTTCCTGTCCATCTTGCGCAAGCTCCACCATATCACCCCCGACCCATAGGTTTACAAGCCAAGTTTCATGATTGGTCCATCCGTTATAAGCCATAGTCTTTCCCTCCGTTTGAGATTGGTTTATCTAGATGCACCCGCAGGTGCACCCGATAATTCAATCATCCTTCCCGTTGAAGTATACCTCATTGAATAGTGCCGAAATCTCTGCGTTTGATATAACGTGACGACGACCCAACTGGATAGAGTAACTGCGTGTCCTCCCATATGTGGTCCATTCAGAGGCACGGCAGTGCATCACCCCGTTGTCAATCATGACACTTAGACGCTGATTAATCCCGTCATACTCACGTGACCACGTAATATCCACCGAGGACAACCAAATCTGTGATTCAACAATTCTCCATTCCATTGGATAGACCTTTCCTGTTTGTATCCATCCAGTCACACCCTCAAGTGTGACATAAAAGACACAATGACCGAGACCTAAGGACGGGCTGATTCAAGTCACCGTTCGCTAGAGTGGACTTCCACACCCCTGCCGTGTCGCTTGGCCTTTCCGACCGTTGCCTAACCCTGGCATGAAACTCAAAACATTGTCAAACACTTTTTTCAGTCTTGTTTGCTAGGGCATTTCACCGAGCCGTCGAGAGACTCTGCAGGTGGACCCCGTTTCGGTTAGGTCCGGCGCTTGTCGTCTCGATGTATTCAACTTGGCATTTCCGAAAACAAAAGACAAGAGGAAAATTTGGGTAGGTATGACTGACCCAAAAGGATAGGGTCCTCGTGATCTATATATGGACATAAAATTGCATGTCATGGCCAAGGTGTCTGGCCAAGGTAAAACCGTTGGATTCCAATGGGTTACATTGTAGGGGTGTGCTTTAGGTTTATTTCCTCTACTATGTTCCACAACGATAGGTAGTCCAGGCTATACAAAGGTATAGTCACACATGTATTCGTATGGGGCCGGGTATACAAACGTATATGTTCGAAGGGGTAACGAAGGGGGGCCGGGGGGGTCCTTCCTGTATGTACATTACACCTAAAGATTTTCTCAGAGAATTTCTCAGACCTACAAGGTCATACCAAGGTACAGACCAAGGAAAACAAAAAGACCCCAAGGATCACTCCAAGGGGCCTACCATCTGGATATTGATTATTGTATTAGTTCTTACCGTAAGAACCTACCACCACAAGATAAGAACTATAGTAGTCCCTATAGTATATATACCTCGGGGGCAACCGATAATTTATTATACAAATTCTTTAAGGGTCTGTCAATAACAATCGACATGGTCACAAGATTATTTTCTGATATTAGTTGTTGACAACGGCACAGACTCTGTGGTATTATTACCACAATGTTGTCAATACTAGGACCATAAACCATGATGTTCCCAGAGGGTACGTTTAAGGGTGACACAAGTAAGATTAGATCTGTGTCACTATTCTATGAGCTTTGCTATGATCGTCCTGAACATGCGGTGTTTACCCTTAAGGAGGATGACCACCAGGCAGACAACGGGAAGACATACATCTCCCTACACAAACTCTACGTCAACCTAGTTCCCAACGATCCGACTGAGTATGAGTTTGCACTCACGGTCTTTGGGTCGTGGGATGTTTGGTTGACAATCAAGAAGTCCCCGAAGATCAGGGGTGAGTATGATAAGTGGCGTAGAGAGGCTGAGGTAAAGATCAAGTCAATCGCTATTCGTCATGTAGCTGAAGAGATGAAGTCTGGTGGTCGTAGTTCCTTCGGTGCAGCTAAACTTCTCCTAGAGAAGGGCTGGCTTGACAAAGAGACAGGAGCTAAGGCTAAAGAAGCTCTCCGTCAAAAAGAACAAGAAGAAGAAGACAAACAAGCTTTGTCATTGTTGTCAGATGACGCAAGTCGTCTAGGGCTAAAGGTAAACTAACTCATGGCTAAAAGACCATCTACTACAGCTATTCAAACTGGGTACACCTCTGCCGAAGCTTTGAATGCTAACTTTGAAGCTATTGCCCAAGCATTTGACAACACCATGTCATTAGACGGTAGCACCCCTAATGCTATGAATGCTGACCTTGACCTCAACGGAAATGCTATTATCGGTGCATCCGGTATCTATGTAGACGGTCAAGAGGTGTTCTCTACTATTGATGAGTACACAGCACAGGCTCTTTTATATAAAGACCAGGCTGAAGCCGCTAAGACAGACGCTGAAGCAGCAAACCTTGCCGCAGGTATTTCTGAATACAACGCAGAAACATCAGCCTCTAACAGCGCCTATAGCGCCTCCGCTGCTTCTCTGTCTGAGACTAATGCCGCAGCATCTGAACTAGCTGCTTCCGTATCTGAGACTAATGCAGCTACGTCAGAAACAAATGCAGCTACGTCAGAAACAAATGCTGCGTCAAGCGCAAGTGCCGCCTCGACCTCTGCGTCAAATGCCGCTACAAGCGAAACCAATGCAGCCACATCTGCAAGCAATGCTGCATCCTCTGCATCCGCCGCTGCATCCTCGGCATCTTCCGCAAGTGCTTCTGCTGATGCTGCTCTTGCCGCACTGGACAACTTTGATGATCGTTACCTCGGCCAGAAGGCAAGCGATCCTTCTGTAGACAATGATGGTGATCCGCTTGTAGCTGGCGCTCTCTACTACAATACTTCAGATGACATTATGAAAGTATTTGACGGTAGCCTATGGGTTGCTGCTTATGCTTCTTTGTCGGGTGCTATGTTTGGTGCAAACAACCTTTCTGATGTAGCCGATGTCGCTGCATCTAGAAACAATCTTGGTCTTGGGACTGCGGCCACTACCGACAGCACTGACTATGCCACCGCAGCCCAAGGTGCATTGGCTGACAGCGCAGTGCAGTCAGGTGATTTAGCTACCGTAGCGACCACTGGGGCTTACTCAGATTTAACTGGTCTCCCCACACTTGGAACGGCTGCGGCAACAGATAGCACTGATTACGCTACTGCGGCACAGGGTGCGCTGGCTGATAGTGCAGTGCAGCCCAATGACAGCCCGACTTTTGCTGGGCTAACTGTAGACACCAGCACTCTGGTCGTGGATGCGGCGAATAATCGGGTAGGGATTGGGACGAGTTCGCCTGCTTTCCCGCTCGACGTAGCTGGCTCAGGTTCTTTCCTAGACGTAGTGTATGTTTCAGGGAGCCAGCCGATTGTCAGGATTAACGAAACCGACGATGGCGCAACCCATAGGATTATTTCTGCTGGTGGTGATCTTTACATTCAGGCGGATGGGACAGGCAGTGTTTCCAACAGCGGGACACTACGCCTTACAGGTTTGCTTGGCAATGACCTCAGTCTTTTACAACTTAAAGCATCCACCGTTACTGTTGACAGCGGCGGCTCAGAACGTATGCGCATCAACAGCAGCGGCAACGTAGGGATTGGCAAGACCTCTCCATCAACTGCGCTTGACGTAAACGGCACGGTGACCGCAACCGCATTTGCGGGTGATGGTTCCGCCCTCACAAATCTTCCTGCTGGAGGCCAAACCTACGACATCCAAACATTCACATCATCAGGCACATGGACGAAGCCAGCAGATGCTGTCTCCACTGACGAAGTGTGGGTTTGGGCTGTAGGCGGCGGTGGTGGAGGTGGCACGGATTCCACTGGAAGCCAAGCTGCTGGTGGTAACGGTGGTGTGGGTGTGTTTTACAAACTTAATATGGGCCTACTTAGTTCAACTCATTCAGTCAATGTTGGGGCTGGAGGGTCAGGTAGCACTGCTCTTAATGGCCTTGGAACCGATGGGGGGAGTAGTTCGTTTGGGACAAGTGGTAGCTACGGCTACATCTTGGCTGACGGTGGTGAGAATGGAACTACTAACGATGCTGCTACTGGGGCACAGTTTATAACCGTATACGACACAGTGACTTCAGCTAACACTACTATTGAATTTGGCTCTCTAGGATACAACGCTTTCTATGGGAAAGCAGACGCTAATAGTAATGCTGGTAGCGGTATTTCCCCAACCATCTATGGTGGAGGAGCAGGCGGTAGTTCTCTTGGTGGTGGTGGTTTTTCCATGTGGGGTGGTAACGGTGGAGCTGCAGCACAAAACGGCGCAGTAGCAGGTAATGGGCGCTTTCCGGGCGGCGGCGGCGGCTCAAATGACGGCGATGCTGGCGATGCAGGGGACGGTGCTAACGGCATCGTGGTAGTGTATTCAAAGAGGACAATCCTATGAAGAAGTTCATAATTGATACAGCAACCCAGACAACTCTAAACATTATCGTAGTTGACCCAGATAACCTTCCAGTTCTCCCAGAGGGCCAAGAGTTCAGGGATGAAGGTGGTCTAAAAGGACAATACTGGAATGGTTCTGCGTGGGTTTTCCCTGACGAGCGCCTTGCAGAAATAGAGAGGGCTAGACGCAACAACAAGCTGGCTCTGCATGTTGACGGTCTCGCTGGTAATGCGCTTCGCTGGGCAGCACTAACCGCAGAGCAACAACAGGCTTGGGCGGACTACCGTCAGGCTCTTCTTGATGTTCCCCAGCAAGAAGGTTTCCCGCATAACGTGGCGTGGCCCACTAAGCCTCAGTAACTAAGGATACTTCGATGGGCTACGTATTAGGTGAACGATCCAATAAAAAACTTCAAGGTGTCCACCCAGACCTTGTGAAAGTTGTAACCAAAGCTATAACTATCTCGTCACAGGACTTCTCTGTAGGGGAGGGTCTTCGCAGTATTACTCGTCAGAAAGAGCTGTTCTCTAAGGGTAAGTCCACTACGATGAACTCACGCCACCTAACAGGACATGCTGTTGATCTACTCCCATACCCTTTTAATGGTGACGTAGACGAAGATGGTATCCCTAACATCGAAGACTGGGATCAATACTACCCTATTGCAGACGCAATGAAACAAGCAGCTAAAGAGTTTGGCGTTGACATTGAGTGGGGTGGAGATTGGAAGTCCTTCAAGGACGGACCACATTTTCAACTATCTCACAGGAACTACCCGAAATGAGTGACGACCTAGAGAGGAGGGTAGAGAGGCTCGAAGCTTCTCATGATGACCTAGAAGCTAGCATCAACAAACTAAACACTACTATAGCCCTCCTCAATCAAACCGTAGAGATTATGGCAAAGAATGAAGAGAAACGACAGCAACTGCTAGACAGAAGTGTCTTGTTTGTTGTTGGTGGTTTCATCTCTGCTGTAGTAGCATGGGTTGTGCGAGGGGGCTTAGGACAATGAGCCTTAAACGTATCAAGAATAACGTAGGTTACCTTATTGCTGGAGTAATATTGTTTGGTGTTTCAGCGAATGTATACATGGAAATACAAGGTACTACAGCAAAGGAGCCGACATGTCAGTTTACATTGACACACTAACTTTTATTTGGGCAATCGTTGTTCTTGTTATGTACTCTAACTGGGTTGTTAAGTGTAGAGAACTTCTGCCTATCGTTGGACTAGCACTTACTGCTACATACCTGATAGCACAGTCTGGTTGGACTACCGCATTTCTTCTCGGTGATGTGTGGGGCAGAGACCTAAGCAACTACATTTGGTTTATATTTAATAGTCTTGTTCTTGGTCTTTTGACAGTACTGTGGAATAGGCATAAGGAATGATCACAAAGATCTACAAGGAAGAACTAACTATCGGTCTGCTTGTATGGTTAGTGCACATCGTGTAGACAAAAGATGTCAATACACTAATTTTACTATTGACAAGCTTTAAATGTGTTGATAAAATGCAACACACAACAAGAGATTTGAATGTCCGTAACCATTGATGACATTAGACAAGCGGCTGAGAGTGACCTAGTCACATTCATTCGTCTTATCGCACCAGACCAGGTTCTTGGTCAGTGTCATGAAGATGTTTGTCAGTGGTGGGATAGAGAGGGAGCAAAGAGCCACCAGCTTCTTCTTTATCCTCGTGACCACGGTAAGTCTCGTTTGATTGCTTATCGTGTTGCTTGGTACTTAACTAAAGACCCTACACTACGTATACTTTACATCTCTGCCACTGCTAACCTTGCAGAAAAGCAGCTAGGCTTTATTAAGGGTCTCCTTACTTCGGACACATACCGCCGCTACTGGCCTGACCATGTTAATCCAGACGAGGGTAAGAGAACGAAGTGGACGAACTCTGAGATTGCACTAGACCACCCTAGGCGCAAAGAAGAGAACGTCCGAGACCCATCAATCTTTACAGGTGGTCTTACTACATCTCTCACAGGTATGCACTGTGACATTGCTGTTCTTGATGACGTAGTTGTTTATGAGAACGCATACTCTGGCGAGGGACGTAGCAAGGTTAAATCACAATACTCACTTCTTTCGTCAATCGAAGGTGCTGATGCAAAGGAGTGGGTTGTAGGAACCCGGTACCACCCAGCCGACCTTTACAACGATCTTCTTCAAATGTCTGAGGACTTGTACGACGAAGAAGGTAATAAGGTTGGTGAAGAGAATATCTACGAAATCTTTGAGCGTCCTGTAGAAGACCGAGGGGATGGTACTGGTGTCATGCTTTGGCCCCGTACTCAGCGTAAGGACGGTAAGTGGTTTGGTTTTGATATGAAGGTACTTGCCAAGAAGCGTGGTCAGTACTTGGACAAGTCACAGTTCCGTGCCCAGTACTATAACGATCCGTCAGACCCTGACAACGTTCCAGTTGGTAGTGACAAGTTTCAGTACTACGATAGGAAGTTTCTTCGTGTTGACAACGGACAGTGGCACTTCAAAGATCAAAGACTTAACGTATTTGCTGCAGTTGACTTTGCTTTTAGCCTATCTAAGAAAGCGGACTATACAGCTATTGTGGTGGTTGGTATTGACGCTGACAACAGTATATATGTTCTAGACATTGATCGTTTTAAAACCGACCGTATCTCTGATTACTTTGAGCACATCCTACACTTAGCTACGAAGTGGTCGTTCCGTAAGCTTAGAGCAGAAACAACGGTAGCCCAGGTAGCAATCGTTAAGCAGCTCAAGGAACTTGTAAAGCAACACGGCCTTGCTCTCAGCATTGAAGAGTACAGACCTAACAAGACACAAGGTAACAAGCAGGAGCGTATCTCTGCAACTCTTGAGCCTCGTTATGACAATATGGGTATCTGGCATTATCGTGGTGGTAATATCCAGATTCTTGAAGAAGAACTTTCTATGAGAAACCCACCTCACGATGACGTTATCGACGCCTTTGCTTCGGTTGTAGACATGGCAGTTAAACCTAGTCGTATCATCCGTAAGCAGACTGGTAACGTTGTTAATTTCAATTCAAGGTTCGGAGGGGTTAGCTTCTAATGGCTGGCACTACAATTGATCTAGAAGTAGTCTTGAATCCTCACAGCCTTGCTGTAGAGATTTCTAATCGTTGGTCTAAGTGGAGTAACCTTCGTTCTAGTAAAGTCGAAGAGTGGAAAGAGCTTCGTAACTATATTTACGCCACAGACACAAAGACGACTTCTAATAAGTCTCTTCCGTGGACAAACTCTACTACTACTCCTAAGCTTACTCAGATCGCTGACAACCTTCACGCAAACTACGTAGCCACTATGTTCCCGCAACAGAAGTGGTTTAAGTTCGAAGCCTATGACAAGGACTCGAACATTAATCGTAAGCGTAATGTTATTCAAGCCTACATGGAGAATAAGATCAGGCTCTCGAATTTCGAGACTACTGTTAACAACATTCTCAATGACTACATTCAATACGGTAACTGCTTTGCTACTGTTGACTGGGTAAATGAGTACACTGATATGCCCAATGGTGAGCGTATCGTTAACTACGTTGGCCCTAAGCTTGTGCGTATTTCTCCATACGACATCGTATTCAACCCAACTGCGTCTGACTTTGCGTCAACCCCAAAGATTATTCGTAGCCTTCTGTCACTCGGTGAGCTTAAGCGTAAGATCGACGCTACTGTAAACAACGCCTACTACCTTGATGTGTTTGATCGTATGATGTCTAACCGCAGTACTGTTGCTGAGGTTGGGGCTGATTCATACAAGTCGGATGGTTTTGTTGCTGACGGTTTTAGCTCTATCTCTGACTACTACGAGTCAAACTACGTAGAGGTCCTTACCTTCTACGGAGACATCTATGATGGTGAAAGTGGTGAGTTTTTTAATAACCGTGTCATTACTGTTGTAGACCGTTCCTACGTCATCTTCAATGAACAGAATCCGAGCTGGCTTGGTACGGCTCCTATCTTCCATGCTGGGTGGCGTGAGCGTCCTGACAACCTGTATGCAATGGGTCCACTGGATAACCTTGTAGGTATGCAGTACCGCATTGATCACCTTGAAAACCTTCGTGCTGATGTATTCGACCAGATCGCATATCCCATGATCAAGATCAGGGGTGAGGTTGAGGACTTTGACTTTGCCCCTGCCCAGCGAATTTACTTGGGTGAAGAGGGTGACGTAGGCTATCTTGCTCCTGATGCTACTGCTCTTAACGCTGACTTCCAGATCAGAGAACTTGAAGCAAAGATGGAGATGCTTGCTGGTGCTCCTCGTGAGGCCATGGGTATTCGTAGTGCTGGTGAAAAGACAGCCTTTGAAGTACAGTCACTGATGAACTCTGCTGGTCGTATCTTCCAGCATAAGACTGGTCACTTCGAAAGAGTATTCCTTGAGCCTATCCTTAATGCTATGCTTGAGGCTGCTCGTCGTAACATGAACTACTCTGACGTTATTCGTGTTGTCAACGCAGACACGGGTCTTCCTTTCTTCGAAGAGATTACGAAAGAAGACATCAAGGCCAACGGTAAGATTATCCCAATGGGTGCTCGTCACTTTGCTGAACGTGCTCGTCGTATCCAACAGATTACACAACTCTACCAGATCAAGATGGCTGACCCAACTGTTGGTGTCCACCTATCTGGTAAAGAGTTTGCTCGTATCCTTACGGAAGAGCTAGGTGAGCCTAAGCTGTTTGCTGAGAACATTGGTGTCATTGAACAGATGGATACTCAGAAGGTTGCTACCGAGGCCCAGGTTCAGTTCCAAGAGCAACAGCAAATCATGGCTGAGAAGGGTCTGTAATGAAGGCTAGTTGGTTTTCAAAGTGTAAGACCAAAGAAGAAAAAGAAGCTGTCAAGCAGTCCATCTTATCACAGAGAGAGACGCTTGACAGACTTAAAGAAATCCTTGAGCCAATGCTCAAAGATACAGTTTTGTCAGCAGACTATGACAGCCCATCGTGGGCGTATAAGCAGGCTGACAGAATTGGTTTTAACAGAGCACTCACCACGGTGCTTGAACTCATCAACTTAGATAAGGAATAACCTTATGGTATTCACTGACAAGACTGAAACCAACCAGTCTGATCAGGCAGAACAAGCTAAAGATCAGGCCCAAACCCAAGAGTCTTTTCTAGATAAGCTTGTGCAGGCTAAAGGCGACAATTGGCGTAACCCTGAAGTACTGGCAAAAGGAAAGCTAGAGGCTGACGGTTATATTAAAACTCTCGAAGAACAACTGGCGCAAATGCGTGAGGAGCTAGATAAGAAAGAGTATATGTCAAAGGTAATGTCGCAAGCTGAGGGTAAGGCACCTGAACTTACCGCAGGGAACTCTCAGTCGGCCAGAGATAACGGTAGCACAAATCAAGAGAACACCACTCCTAAGATTAGTGAAGATGATTTGAAAAGCCTTGTTGAGCAAACGCTCTCTAAAAGAGAACAAGAAGCGGTGTTGAAAAACAACCTCGCTATTGTTGACGAAGAACTGACTAAGGCATACGGCACTGATGCTGCGGCTATCGTAGCTGAAAAGGCCAAGGGTCTAGGGATGTCGATGGAACGTCTTAAGGCAATTGCCGAAGAGTCACCTAACGCATTCTTTACGCTTATCGGTGAGAAACCCCGTCAAGTAAATCCCATTGTCAACGGGTCGGTTCGGACGGAGGGCGCTAACATGAGCGGCTCCTCTGAACGTGACTTCAACTACTACCAGAAGGTGCGTCGAGAAAACCGTTCGCTTTACTTCTCTCCCAAGTTCCAACAGCAAATGATGACAGATGCTGCACGACTTGGTACTAAGTTCTACAACAGCTAATCTAGGAGAAAATCAAAATGGCTGGTAATACTTCCGCTTCGCTCTCGTTGCTTGAGCGCACTAACGTTTGGTCCGCTGAACTCAAAGAAATCCTTCGTGACGAACTTCAGGGTATGAAGTACGTTAACTGGCTTGACCAGTTCCCTGACGGTGACACCTTCAAAATCCCGTCGATTGGTGACGCAACCCTGAACGACTACACCGAAGACAGCGCCGTTACCTATGACGCTCTGGACGCTTCGGAGTTCACCTTCCAGATCACCGAGTACATCCAGTCGGGCAACTACCTGACCCGTAAGGCTGAACAGGATCTGTACTACTCCAACCAAGTTCTGTCGCAGTTCGTACCGCTTCAGGAACGTGCTCTCATGGAGCGCCTTGAGTCGGACATCATGGGTCTCCAGTCGGGTCAGACCGCTGGTAACGCCAACGCAATCAACGGTGCTGCTCACCGTATGATCGGTTCGGGTGCATCGAATGCTATCGGTGTTGCTGACTTCGCTAAGGCCCTTCACTCGCTGAAGACTGCCAAGGTTCCCCAGCGCAACCTCGTTGCTATCGTTGATCCTTCGGTTGAATTTGAACTGAACACCCTGTCGCAGATCACCTCGGTTTCGAACAACCCCCGTTGGGAAGGTATCGTAAACTCTGGTATTGCTACTGGCATGTCCTTCGTTGCAAACATCTATGGCTTCGACGTTTACACCTCGAACTACCTGGCTGATATTGCTTCGGAAACCATCGGCGGCACCACCGCTACCAACGCAAAAGCTAACCTGTTCTTCTCGGCTGATCAGGGTGTGCTTCCGTTTGTTGGTGCATGGCGTCAGATGCCGACCGTTGACATGGAGTTCAACAAGGACTACCAGCGCACCGAGTTCGTCACCACGGCTCGTTATGGTGTTAAGCTGTACCGTCCTGAGAACCTCGTCACCGTTCTCACAGAACCGACGATCTAATCGTCACAATGGTAGGCATTCATTAAGTTGGGTGCCTACCAACTTTTCTGTTGACAGTTAAGAAAACAACTGTATAATAAATCTACGGTTTGACCGTTAGGTATATACACCATAGGAGTTAATAACCATCATGGTTGATATCAATCACAGTAACATCACTGACCCATACCTGCACGAACCCAAGGGTGTTGCTTCTGCTCCTATGGGTTCTGTTTATTTTTCTGACGGTACTGGTTCTGGTTCGTGGAAGACACACCACCAAGTCGTTGCTGCATATATTCCATTTAATTCAGCAACCCCCTATCAACATGCTTGCACTACCACAGACACCCCCTTAGACCCTACGTTTAGCGTTGAGTACAACGAAGGCTTTACTCCTGTTTCTTCACCCAACGCTCGTATTGTCTATACTGGTAGCCAAGACGTAAGTTCTCAAATCTCTCTTACACTATCAACCCGTAACTCTACGTCACAGGACCGTGCAGTTACTTGGACCGTTTACAAGAATGGTGTTGCTCTTGGTGGTAAGACTATCCGCACAATCTCTCCTGCAACCTGGGGTTCCATTACGGTAACAGGTTATACTGTTCTCAGCACCAATGACTACATTGAAATCAAGTCTAGTGCTGACGACATTTGCACGATTGACTATGCTTCTGGTTACCTCACAATTGTAGGACTTCCTGAGCTATGAGAACCACACTCCTAGATATCGTTCAGTCAATCCTGTCTGACATGGACTCAGAGGATGTTAACAGCATCTCTGACACCACAGAAGCCCAACAGGTAGCTTCGGTTGTACAGGACACTTACTTTAACATCGTCACTAGCAAAAATATCCCAGAGCTTAAGGCTGTATTCACGATCACGTCACTGTCTCAGCTTGCTAGGCCGACCTACTTTAAGTACCCTACCGATGTAAAAGACATCGAACAACTGTTCTACAATGTGTCAAGAACTGGTGGTGCTGACTACAGAGAGGTTAAGTGGATTGAGCCAGAGCAATTCTTGGCACGTATGCCCAAGGACGGTACCGTCATCACAGACGTTGATGGTACAACTGTTTCTGTAAACAACGACCGTATGCCAACATACTATACGTCATTTGACGATGAACATATTATTATGGATGCATACGATGTTTCCATTGAGCCTATCCTTGCTGAGAACAAGACGAAAGCTTTTGGTACGAGATACCCCACCTTTGTCATCTCTGACACATTTGAACCTGACCTAGACAACGTTCTTCTCCCCTATCTTCTTGCTGAAGCTAAGTCTGCTTGCTTCTCTTTATTCAAGGCTGGTAGTGACCCTAAGATTGAACAGTCTGCTCGTAGGCTGAAGTCCGCTGTACAGAACGACATGTACAAGACACGCAAAAGCAACATCAGAAATAACTATGGACGTTAAGACTACTGACGACAGAATTGTTGTCACCAGCCCGAAGGTTAAAACAACCTACACAATCTCTAGGTACCTTGGCTTCTGGGTCATAAAAGTTGACACAGGTAAAATGCCAGAGGACCTACAGGGTCGCTTTACGTCATCTAAGTTAGCTCTTACGTGTTTGCAAAAGTACCTGAACTCCATCACAGAATCTAACTCGGTGCGCCGAGAGTATTTCAAAGAAAGACGTAGGGAGCGGAAAGAAGAAGATGGCGCAAAGAGCAAACCAGAAGATAGTCAATAACTTCATCAAGGGTCTCATTACTGAGGCTGGTGAACTTTCTTTTCCTGAGGGTGCTTCGGTAGACGAACTTAACTGTGACCTTCGTAAAGATGGTTCTCGTCGTAGACGCCTTGGTGTAGCTATTGAAGACAGTGCTGTTGCTGGTCCTGTTGTCAATGACGAAGACATTGTAACGAGTGGTGATTGGGTTAATGCTGGTGGTGTAGCTAACAAAGAGTTTCTTGTAGTACAGATTGGTGGTACTCTTTACTTCTACAACAAGGGTGCTCCCCCTTACTCTGGTGACCAAGCACCCTTCACAGTAGACCTTAACAGCTTCTCGTCTGGTTACGGTCTTGGTGCTGCTTACTACCACTGCAGCTTTACCTCACTTAAGGGTTATCTTGTAGTATCCAGTGGTGGTATTAACTCCTTCTACGTCAAGTACTCTTCGTCAACGAACACCATTACCACAGGCAACATTACCCACAATGTTAGGGACTTCGAGTGGCAGGGTGACACAAGTACCTACTACGAAGCTGGGTCCTCTACTGAGGTTAATCGTCTGTATGACGCAGAGAACTCTGGGTGGGGCGCAACCAATGCTCCTGCCTATGATGGTAAACCACTTACTATGCCTTGGTATGCTGGTAAGGATGCTGATGGTAACTATGATTCCGCTGAGTGGGATAAGATCTTTGCTGGCTCTTCGCTTACTGCCAACGGCCACAACATCCTTAACTTCTTTGCAAAGGTTCGCTCAGGTATTACTACTGAGATTGAGACATCTCGCTTCAAGTGTGCAGAGGCTTTCTCTGGTCGAGTATTCTATGCTGGCCTAGACAGTGAGAAGAACTCAGGTACAATTCTTTTCAGTCGCCTTATTGAGAACGTTTCTGACTTTGGTGTCTGTCACCAAGTCAACGACCCTACTGCAGAGTACCTCAGTGACCTTTTGGATACTGACGGTGGTGAGATCAAAATCCCTGACTGTGTCGGTATCAAACGTCTCTATGCGTTTAGAACGTCTCTGTACATCTTTGCTGAGAACGGTGTTTGGTCTATCTCTGGTGTTGACGGTATCTTTAAGGCTTCTGCTTACTCCATCAACCGTGTGTCAAACGTAGGTATTACTACCTCAACAAGCTTTGTGGCTGCAGAAGGTATTCCACTCTGGTGGTCTCGTTTCGGTATCCATACTCTGAACTTCGATCAGGTTAGTGGTACTGCTTCTGAACAGAACCTTTCTATTCCTACCATTCAGTCTTACTGGGATGACATCCCTGCTAACTCCAAAGACAATGTAACTGCAGTATACGACAACATCAGTAAAAGAGTCTACTGGTTCTACCCTGATGATAACGAACCAACAAACAATAAACTTAACAACGCACTCATACTTGATGTACCACTCCAGGCTTTCTTCCCTTGGAGGATCTCTGATGATAACACAGAATCGTCTGTCAAAGCCCACGTAGTTGGGGCCGTGTTCTATTCAGGCTATGGTGCGTCTGATCTCGTTATCAATGTTATTACCTCTAACGGTGACAATGTTGTGTCTAACTCCTCTAACGTAGTCGTTACGAGACAGCATCCGTTTAACAGCGGCGACAGTGCTATTATTCTTCTTGTAAGAAGCCGTGACACAAAACAACTGACGATGGCTACATTTACCTCTACAGGCTTTACTGACTGGGGTAATGCTAGTTACACGTCCTTTGCTGAGACTGGTTACGATTTCATTGGTGACCTGACCCTAAAGAAGAATGCACCATTCCTCACTGTCTACTCTCGTTTGACAGAAGAGGGTTTCGAGTACACCAATGGCGAGTACGAAGTTGTTAGGCCATCATCTCTTCTTGTGTCAACTGCATGGGACTTCAAGGAAACCTTTAACGAACCACAACAGGCATATAGACTTAAGTATCCAGTTGTGGTAGACTCACAGGACCCAAGCATTTTCAACTACCCTGAAGAAATGATCGTAACTAGACTTAAAGTACGTGGTCATGGTCGTTCAGTGCGTATTCGCTTCGAGAGCGAGGGGTCTAATGACTTTATTCTCCTAGGTTACGCAATGGTACAGGGTGTCAACGGAAGGCCGTAACTTGTCTAAAGACGAAACTGTAATTCGTAAAGCAGTGGCTGACGACATCCTTGAGTGTCTGATGCTTTTCAAACAATTCCACAAAGAAGCAAAACTTCCTTACTCGTGGGATGCCAACAAAACACAGAAGGTCTTCTTAGAAACGCTTTCTGTTGATAACTTCGAAATATTTGTCGCTGAAAAAGACAAAGAACTTATCGGGTTTATCAGTTGTATGTACATGGAACCACTTTTTTCAAGCGACAAAGTGTCTACAGACATTGCTTGGTTTGTACACAAGGACCACAGAAACTCTACTACAGGGTTTAGACTAATGAAGGTCTACGAAGAGTGGGCCTTGTCAAAAGGTATTAAGTACATTGGCATGGCCTACCTTGAGAGGGTGACAGACCTTTCCAAAGTGTACGAGAAAAAGGGTTACGTTAAAGCCGAGACCCACTATATGAAGGAGTTTTAATATGCCCGTCTTTACAGCTATTGGTGCAGCACTTGGTGGTATCTCTGCAGCGGCGGCTGCTGTTGGTACTGTAGGTGTTGTCGCTGGTGTGGGTGGTGTTGTTGCTGCTAATAAGTCTGCTCAAGCAGCTAAAGCAGCCACCCAGTCTGCTCAACAAGTTGTTGAAACGCAGAAACAAATGCAAGTTGTTCAAGAAAACAGACAACGCAGGGCCGCTATCCGTAGCACCATTATTGCACGTGCTCAGGCCGCAGCACAGGCCCAAGCATACGGTGTAAGTGATACCTCCATGGTTGCTGGTGGTCTTGGTAGTATCTCCTCTCAGCTTGGTGCTAACCTTGGTTATGGTAGCCAAATGAGTGGTCTGGGTATGAGGGCGTCTGACTTCCAGATGGCTCAGATTGGTTTCCAAGGTCAGTCTGATTTGTATAGCACCTACAGCGGTGCACTATTCGGGGCCTCTAAGCTTGCCTTTGGTTCAAGCTATGGTAAGCAGTTCACTGCTAGCATCTTTGGGTAAGTGATTTAAAATGGCAACATTACCCACTATTCAAGCAGAGATTGACAACGAAAAGGCTCTTATCGCCTCTACTGATGTCATTAAAGTAGCCGTAGGCAAACCTGATCCTTTCTCTGAGAGGAACTTGTCTGCCAACACTGATATCGCTTTGGCTATGGGTATCCCCCTTTCGTCAATCGAAAACACAAACGAGAGTGGCCTACCTATCTCAAGTCCCGCAGCGGCTATGGCGGCTATGCAGGACGTGTCTGTACAGGATCAGGTAGACGCAGCCTATGAAGAAGGGAAGACCCCTGAGGAAGCTGCTACGGTGGTCTCTGAGCGTCTTTCAAAAGAGTCTGACATGTCTGTTCAGGAGTTTGTCCTGATGCAGGGTCTTGCTCTTGCTGACCAGACGATTAACCCAGCTAACGCTAGAACCATGACGAACATGGCTATCTGGGATCGTCTTATTGGTGAGGCTATCGACAAGAACGAGCAGGGTCTCTTCAGCAAATTTCTTACTTTCCTTGACATCAACGTTCTTCGTCAGCTTCCAATTGGAGCTATTGAAGATATTACCATGCGGTCTAACCGTGAGGGTGAGACTATCAAAGAGGCTTTCCTAAACAAATCCCCTGATGAGTTCCTTAAGTGGGCTACAGTCTATATTGAAGACCGTAGTAAAGAAGGTGTCTTCTCGTCGGATTCCATCTGGAACCTCTACAAAATTGCAAATGATGCCCGCTACCTCGGCAATGACCCTGCCGCTGCCGCATTTGCTGCTATTGGTGTTACAGACCTTATCCCAGTTGCTGAGGTGGCTGGTGCAGTAGGCAGGGGTTCTGTCAAATCTGTCACATCAATTCGACGTGGTATTGACGCACTGGCTGTTCTTCGTGATGCTGAGGAGTCCGCTCTAGCCTTAGGTCAGAAGATACGCAGAGAGGGTGTACAAGTTGACAGAGTTGAGGCTGGACGTAGTCTTCCTCAGCACCTTGATCCCGTGAAGGGTCCTGTAGAAAGACCTAACCTTGCTGTTATAAGTGCAGAGACAAGATCGTCAGGCTTGTTTGAAGACCTTGAGAGTTTGAACAAACGGGGTTCTCTAGGTGAGTACCTTCCTGAGGCTACCATTAAACGTTTGGCTGACGATGCTGCAGAGGCTGTGTCAAAGCGTGTCAAGGACACTGTAGTTAAGTTCACTCAGCTTGTTGACGAGGGTTCTAACGACTACAGGGTTATTGTCCAGCTCGGTGCTGATG